TTTTTAGGGTCTAATGTATTTTGAAGTAGAGTCAGGGCGTAAGTATAAAAATCCACCAGTTGGCCTAATATAGTAAAACTTTTGAGGCGGAGGCGTAACGCTAGTGGTGCGCTTGCCATTCAGTGAACTCTTTAAGCTTAAAAACATTTTAGTATTTGTGAGCTACGACTACGCCTGACGTAATAGTAAAAGCACTGAACTGACCGTATAAAACAGTGCCAGCTGCAAGAGTAATCGACTGCAGATTAGCAATGCCGTCTACGTTACTAGCGGTTAAGGAAGAAAAAACGGTGTCATTGATTATTTGCAATGCTCCGTAGCGTTGGCCTGAAGTGGATCCTCCGCTAGTAAAAGCTTCTGATCCAGATGAGGAGAATTCGAGTGCGTTATTTCGTGATTTCATATTGGTGATTATATCACAGGATTACTATCGGGATTGTTTGTTTACGTATGTTGAGAATTTCTTGCCTATGCTGTTGTTATTTGATTTTAGGTCTATCTTTTCCAGTTCCTGGAAGAGGTAACCCTGGGCTACCTGCTCTTCGGTTACAGCCTGCTCCTGCCTGTTTTGGACCCTAAGGAAGTCGGCGTAAGCAGCGTGCGCAATGTAATTAAAGAACTCACCTGGAACTCCTACGGTTGAATTGTAGTAATCCGAGGTGACGGTAAATGGGGTGAACTGCTTCTTGTAGGAAACAAATACTTTTTCCGTTCCATTCTGAACATTTAAAACATTAGCTCCCGCATCATCTACATAAAAGTTGTATTCCAGAGTTGAGTTGTTTAAGAACGCTTCCTGGCGGTGAATGCGATTAAATTCGCCTATGTTTTGTCTTTGCTCTCTATCAGGTGCGCCTTGGCTACTTTCAAAATCCTCGGTTTCGCTATAAGGAACTACCTGTAAAGGATTAAGCTCAAGTAATCCACTGACTGATGATGCGTTATCTATCCACCTTGGAACATCGAGGGGACTTGCGTAATAGTCAGTGCCCTCTTGAATAAATAAATTTTCATTTACATAAATGGTAACAGAGCTGACAGGAGACCCCTGCGAATATGACTTAGTATAAGTTCCAAAAGCAAGAGCCCATTTCTTAGTAGAGCTGGCCTTATACATAAATATATCTGTATTACCAGTAGTATCAATAGGAGCAAAAAAATCGCTTCCTTGGTATTCCCCAAATTTAGCATAAGGAACCCTGCGGCTAGAAGGTATTGAACCAGCCAATTCAAAATTAGATAGTTTCCTTTCTTCGGAAGGAACAAAATATCTAGGCCACGCTGAGCTCTCGTCAAATGCCTGTTGGAACCTGCGGTTAATGAAGTGACTTAACTGATCCTGCTCACTTGTATCAAGGACTCCACCAGTTCCTATTAGAGCTGATGTTAATTTAAATAAATCACCGTAAGTTCTATCCTGCATTATATTTTGTTGGGGCTAAGTTCTGGGAACTTCTTATTGTAATACTTTAAAAATTCTTTAGAATGCACGGTCTCTCTGCCGTAAGCCTTAATAAGTCGGAAATATTCTCTGTGAGGAATTGTTGCGACTGGTTTTCCGAGAACTGGGTGCACTTTTCCTCTCAGTTCTTTGGCTTCTTTGGCTGCCTGGGCAACTCTCTTGCTTTCTGTCTCCCTTTCAATCTTGAAACCATTCTTGATTTCGTTCATGAAGGCACGATCAATCTCTCCGTCGGAGTATCGCTTTAAGTTTGGAATGATTATATCCATATAAAAAAAAGGGGAGAGCCTGGGATCGGACCAGACCCTCCCCGAATTTATTTAGCTTGCGCTGATGATTTTACCGTGAGCACCAGGGTGGTAAACACCGAGGGTCAAAGCACAATCAACGAATCCACGCTCACCACCACCTAGGTTAGGTAGGCGAGTGCTTCCCATTGGGATAAGCTCGTGAACACCGTAGTATTCAGGGTTGATCAAGTATCCAGACATTCCCGCTGTGCCAGCTTGTGCAGGCATGCAGTCAGGGTTACCGTTCACGATAGAAACTACACCGTGATCGGACTGATAGAGATCAACAGATAGCTTGATGGTGCCATTGTTGCCGTCGTAGTTAACGCTGCGAGTGTTGACCGAACCAGACTCAGGAGTAGAGACGCGAGCGAAGTCGCTGATGTCTTTACGTAGTGCAGTGTCAGCAACGAGCATCAAGTCATCAGTCGAACCAGTTACCTGGAAGATCGATGTAATGAGATCATTGAGCTCAGATTCATCGAAGGTTCCGTCGGTTACGTCAACAATGCTTGTTGCAGGAGTTCTGAATGCAGCTGGAACTACTGCTGAACCAGCAGCGTTTTGAATCCAGTCACCTAGACCACCAAGTTCATTTGGCTGACCTGCACCATCTTCAATTTCTTGAGTGTTGTCAGATGCAAGAGTGAACTCAATGTCGCGCTTCATTTCGCGGATTGCCTTGGCTTCAGCCTGGGCAATCTTGGCGGGACCAACAGAATCGACCGCTTCTTGCAGGTCAGATACCATGTAGTCACGGCGGAATTTTTGAACGCGGTTACCAAGACGAGCACGACCAGCGAACTTGTCCGAGAATGTTCCGACGTCAGCACCTTCAGAGATTCCATCTTTCTGAGGACTAGATAGCGAGTCAACGGTCCACTCAACCTTAGTTGCGTTTGCGCGTTTCTTGTTAGCAGAGGAAAGGATCGGTGTTTCTTCTGGAGCGAGGATAGTCAAGACGTCAGTCAAGTCTTCGCGATTAGAAACAGCTGAACCCGTGTTAGTAGTATCGAATGTATTCGAGAATGCCATAGTATTTAATTATTAATTAGTTATAGTTGTAGGTTTGATTAATTAACGTGAAGCCATTTGCAGCCTTCTTAGGGCAGCGAAATCTCGGGGGTTACCCGAAGTTTTGAATTGAGCACTGGCTGCCTTAATAGATTTTAGGGCATTTGACACTTTCTTATCGGACTGAGCCGATCCAGGGGTTCCAGATGGTGGAACTAATCGTGACGGTTTAGCTTTGGCTGTGGTCTTAGCGGATTCCGATAGGACCTTTCTGCCATACATACTGTTGGCTGCATGCGCTAGAAGATAGGGCATTTGAGCAGCTACCTCGGGATCAAGTCCATCAATGTTTGATAGTCTAGGGTCCTCGAGCATCTCTTTGTATTTCTTGCTTACTTCATTGTCACCCTTCATCCAACTTAGCTCTTCATTGGCTTGCTCCCGCAACGATTCTTTCATCGATGCAGCGCTTTGTCTCCTTTGAATTGCTTTAATTTGGGCTGGGATGTACTTTTTCTCCGCTTTTCTAGCGGCCTGCAGATGCTTTCTTACCTCGGACTTGGTGACTTCTTTGCCATCAATCTCGGTAATAGGGTCATCCGCAGAGTAACCGTCACTGTTGAATATTAAATCCTCCGCCCATTCAATGACCTGCTCAACTTCTTCCTGCACATTTTGCAGTTTTTCCATTGAGTCCACGTCCCTGTATGGGTTCTCGGATTCCTTGACCTTCGGTTCCAGCTTATTCGACATTTCAGATCTGAGTCTTTCCAACTCAGCTTCAGCCGCCTTTCGCTTTGCCGTCAGTTCTCCGAATCTAGCTACAGCTCTGCTCCCGAGTTTATCGGAAAGCTCACGAAGCTCTTCATCGGACATGTCATCCAGTTCAATCTGTGAAAGAACATCATCTTCACTCTCGGCTTCCTCTTCCTGCTGCTCTTCCTCTGCCGTTTCATCAATTTCGACCGCCTCGTCTGCGGCTACTTCAGTAGCTTCTTCTGGCTCCTGATTGACTTCTTCTGCAGTTTCCTCAACTTCAGTTTGATTATCTTGTTCTTCTTCGGGGGGACTGAGTTGACCAATCCTCCTGTTAATGAACTCCGACTGTGATATGTTAGTCGCTTGCTTTGGTTCAGCTGCAGCGTCAGCTGTTTCGTTGACTTCACTCATAATATACGCTTTTTACGCCAGCGATGGCGATGTTGGGATTATAGCATACGATTTTCGTCTATGCATCTGGAAATCTTTTTATTAAAAGATCCCAATTGCACATGCCGATTATTTCATCGTAAGCCAAAATTTTACCAGATACCTGGGGAAGTCTATCAATCTCCGCGGATTGAAGCTCTCTTATGCATTCCTCTCGCATCATTACTATTTCCCTGACCATGCCAGCGAATGATTCATGCTGCTGAAGAGCGTTTAAATTATCCTGTAGCTGCATACTAACCTTGTCCCTCTAGGTCTTGAGTTTGAACTTCTCCGACGGAAGCCGCTTCGGTTCCGTAGATTCCGTTCTGAGTTGCGTTTACCTGTTGCTGCTCTTGGAATGTGTATTGCTGCTTGTATTTCTCTACTCTTTGAGCGAAGGATTGATCCTGCTGCATTCTTTGAGCAATGTCTGGTTGCTGCAAGTAATTGTCTATGATTGGAACTGCTGCCCCTCCTCCATTTGGTCTAGCGGGCATCTCTATGCCAGCAAAGATCTTGGACAGGTCATCAAGAACATCCCTCTGGACGTCTTCGGCTGCAGTTTCTGACTTCTGCAAGATGACGTCAGCAAGAATGGGGTCAATGCTACTAGCGTAAGCAATCAATAGGTTGTCTACATTGATCCTACCATTCCTGTCCAGTTTAACGAGATCAACAAGCTGCTTTAGTTTTGCTTCTTGGGTCTCTGGGTCGGTGTTAATGCTGTCGTAGGAAATGCTAATGTCGAAGTTCTCATTGGGATCTCCCTTGCTGAACTCCTGAGGATCTGGCACTCCAGTTACCCTGAAGAAAATATAGTCAGGTCCGAACCTCTGGAAGCAAGTAAAGCACATGCGCATAACCTCTGCGCTGTGCTCAAGGAACTTATCAACAAGGAACTGCTTCTTTACCTTGGATGCTTCACTGCCTTCGTCCAGTCCCATCAGTCTATCGGCCTGATCCAGTTGAGTCTTCTCCATCTCGATGCTTCCATCTGCGGAGTTAGCATCTGGGGTGTCCGCGAACTCGTAGTCGTCTTTTCTCCTGCGGGGAATGTATCTGCCTGGGCCCCAATCCTGGGGAGCCTGGTTAACTGGGTGCATGATCGGAGGCAGCGTAGATAGACTGTTTCTGTCTATTCGGGAGTCCCGTTCCACTTTTACCTGGTTTTGTATGCCTCGCAGTAAGTCTGGGACCGTGGTTGTATCATAGAGTCGCTTGCTGTCTTCCGCAAGTCTAGTTACTACAACTGGGTAGTCGTCATAACCATTCATCAACTCGAACTTTGCGTATTGACTGTCTTCGGAGCTGCCGAGATCTCTGTGAAAAATTGTTCTATAGATTCCTTCTGCGCCGTCGTCAGGGTCAACCAACCTTTGGAAGCAGTGAATGATCTCAACTAGGTCGTTGGACTCGTAGGTGCTTTCTCTTGGACCTTCTCCGCGCATTCCCTGTTCACTCTCGATGGTGTCTTGGTTCACCCCAGAGTATTTTTGTATTACATTCTCAACGAAGTCCGCGTCCCAATCGTCCGTCAGGATTTTGTTTTCTAGCTCTTGAGGAGTATAATAGCTTCTCCAGAAGCAGTAAGGGCTGCGCTGGGGGTCAGTGACGTATGACGGGAAAAAGAAATCTCCGTCGGGGGAAAGTGTCTTTACGTCTGGAGCATCTATGCTTCTCCTGATCGTAGGCAGCTCAGCGTAGCCAATTTTTCTTAGGTCCTTTACTGCTTTCTTGCCCCTTTTATCTGTTACGCCGTCGTAGGCTGCCTTGAGTCTATCGATGATAGCTTCGTCGTCACCTTCATCCATGAGGGTTCCGATCTCTGGGACAGCCTGCACGATTTGATCCAAGTTTAATTTCTGGATTATTCTTCTGTCTTCTATCAGCCAGCCTACGTATGTAATCAGGACGCCCCTCTCAAGGAGGTAATTTGCGCCCAGTTCCATTTCTCGCATAAAGCGGGGGATGTATCCACTACTAACCATCCACTTCAAGAAACTGGATACTATTTTGGCTCGTTCTGCGTCCGTACCTTCGGTCGGAAACGCCCTGACGTTGGCCCTTTTAAGACTGGAGATGAGTAGGGATACAAGTCTAGATATTCTTTCTTCGATTACATGGGCTTCCATGTCGCTGGCACCCTCCCATGGGAAAGCGTCCGCTCCGTGCTTTCGCAGGTCTCTGCTTTTTCCAGGCCAGAAGTTACGTCTATCGTCGTAGGCATTCCTGCACTGGTCAAAGTATGACTCGAGTTCGGTTACTGTTTGGTCGTAGGCATTTCTCAATGCTCCTACGTCTGGCTCTTTTCTGAGATATGTTAATGCTTCGGACGCTTCGGTTTGCATACTTTTTGTGCTCGTTTAATGACGTTAAAAACGTAGTTCTTTGGGACCCCAATCATATCACATAATTTTTGTGACGGAATTTCACTATAATCTAGCATTAAGCCTCGCCGAAAAAGCTCCCAGGCAAGCAGCCTGTCCGTGTTCTCGTCGAGCCATTTTTGGTTGAGAGTTAGCTCTTCTTCGTCTTTTTCTTCCATGCTAGGAGTAAAGTTTCTTTTTTATATATCTGAATGTTGATCCCTTATTGTCCTTTATTTCTTCTATATGAATATTCTTGCCGATGAATTGCTCCTGCTTGCTCCTTGGAACAACGCAAGCTACGCTTTTATTTAGCTCCTTTACATGCACGTATACATAACTTTTGTTAGGGGCCAATCTTACAACTTGACCCTGGTATTCCTGGGGGTGCAGCTCTGGGGCTAGGAGCAATGGATCCAGGATGCATTGACCCTCTTCGCTTACCCAGGTTCCTTTGCCCTTTCCCGTTAGCATTTCTTCCTTTAGGTTCTCCTTAGCTATTTTGAAAGCTAGATCAAACTCGAATCCGTTATCTTCTGCTATTTGTGATAATCTTATCTTTGGCATTAGTATCCTTTATTCTTTGTATCAAGCGCACTTATAATGCTTGGGTTGTAGTGATCTGGTCCGTCGCCAGAGTTTATCATGCGCAGATAGCGCATTACGTCAAAAAAGTCCTTCAGCGCTTCATCGTTCTTACCGCTGCTATTGTAGTTTATTAGACTGTCCAGTGTATTCTCGCAGTTCTCGTGCAAGTAGCACATGGGTTTATTTGCTTCGTCTATCTTGGCGTTAGGGTTGTATGCGAACCACTCGTCCAGGGCCGCTATTCCAGTTTCCTCCATTACCCCGCTGCTAGGAATGAAGTCCATGCCGTTGTCAGAGAATACAGTGAAGAGGTCCTCGTTGTTTTCATTCTCCCTGGCGAAGTATCTGCTGTCTCCTATGCGCTCGTATACCTCGATACCTAGATCTTCTTCTATCTCCTTGAACAGTTCTACGTATGCCGCAATGTCAAAACCTAACTTCTTTGCCGCTGGGCCGTATTTCCACCTGGGTTGACCAAAGAGCGCCCACTCGCCGTAACTGTATCTGTCTGGCCACTCCTTCATTACGTATACCTCTCCCTTTTCGTTTACCGCAGCCCAGATGGACACGAAGTTCCTTGCGCCCGCAGGGTCCAAGACCTGGTAGCAGGTGAAGTCCTTCTTTGAGGTTATGTCTGGAAATTTCATTCCATGACTGTTCTCTTCATCCCCCAGCACGTTGACAGAGGTGCTGAACAAAGGTATAAGTGACGTCATACTCTTCACGGGTATCCCGTAGGCACGAACCATGATCTCTTCTTCTGTCTGAGAGGCTAGATCCTTGGCAATACGACTGTATCCCCCGAAGGGGTTTTCATCAGAGTGCAGATAAACAATCTTGGCGTCTCTATCGCTGCATTTCTGCACAACTGGCAAATCCCTGTCCAGGAGCTCCGCGTATCTGGTTTCTTCTATCTCTGCTCCAGCCAGGTATTCAGATACGAATGGCGTGAATCCGTCAATCGGCGTGAACCCAATAAGCATTTTGCTGTTCCTGGTTGCCAATCTGAACCTCAAAGTGTTCACCAGGGTAGCGTCACCCAGGTATTCGTCCAACCAGGTGCCTATGTTGATCCCCTTGGGGTCCTTGAACCCGAACTCCATACCTTCAAGTATGGTCTGATTGTTACTGAACTGCGTATAAGTCTTGAAATCTACCCGAGTTCTAGTGTCAGGGAAAATAAAGCTCTTGGCCGTGAAGCCATTCTGCATGCTGTAGTTAATGTATCCTTCTATGCTCTTGGTCTTTTTCTTGAACTCCTTTGGCATCATCTCCCAGACTGCAGCTTGCTGCACCTTGATGCTAGTGTCTTCATTCTGGCTAAAGCATACAATGTGCCCGTCCATACTCTCCTGGACGGCCCGCATGACCGCTTTGGCGCAGCCTGTAGTCTTTCCGCTTCTGTTACCTCCCAGGACCAGGGCTTCGTCCGAGGTCTCCAGGGCATCCTGAATCCTGCTCCAGCCCGATAGGTTGAACCCGTATCTAAGCGGATCCTCTACACTAGCCTGGATTCGGTCTTCGTGCTGCTTGTGCAAGCGCTTCAGCAAATCTGGGTCCTTGTCCCAGAGCTTAACTATCTCTGCATCCGTCAACGACGGCAGCATGGGGTGCTTAGTAAATATTAAAGACATTATTCATCCTTTTCTGCATCTTCTACATCTTCTACATCTTCTACATCAAGGACTTCTGCATCTTCCGCTAGGGCAGCCTTAACCTTGGCAATCTCCTGGGCGTAGTCCTCGTCAGAGAAGGTCTTGCGCTCTTCGACTATACTCGTCGCTTCTCCCCTGGCCGTGAGGGCTTCCCTGCTGGCGTTTATCTTAGCTATTGAAAGCTCCTTGAGGTCCTTGAAGGACACCTGCATGTCTGGATCGTTCTGCATCCTGTCTCGGACCCTCTCTATGAGGTCCTCCTCCAGGCTGGACATATTGACGTAGTTCCTAGCAGCCAGCTTACCCCCGAGTTCCTTGAACTTCTTGATGTGGTCCGCGAACTCCACCATGATATGCACAACGGTATTCCTGGGGATCTTATAATGCCTGACTATTCTAGTCTGGCTGTTACCAGTGCTGAACAAATAAAGCACCTTAGCTACCTTCTCAGGATTGTGCCTTGCCAGGGACTTCACCTTCTTGACCTGCATCTCCTCCGCGTATTCCTGCACGGCGGACCTGATGTCCAGCATCAATTCTTCCTCGATTTCATCGAAAGCCTCCGATCCGCTCGATCCGCTTTTTTCTTCATTTTTGGGGTTGACTTCTTTCATTTGGTAATGTATGACTGCATGCGTATGTTATAATACACCACAGAAAGCCTGTCAAGGCTTTTCAGACATAGTCCCTAGGGTAAGCCTTAAACGGTGCAAACGACCCTTCAGATAGCATCTGACGTGACATAAAACGAACGCAGTCCAGCTGGATAAAGAACTAATAGGGATATTGGATCTCTACCTGGACTATGGGTTTGTTCCCCTGAATACATGAAGGGAACTATAAAATAACGCTGCAGTATTACGGATCACTCTTCGATAATACCTAGTCCGACAATTTATTGTCTATTACTGCAAGCTTTGCTAATGGCGAAGCTGTATTCAAAAATCTGTGCTAATATAAGACTATGACCTATAAAGAAAAGATCGCTAAGCTCAAAGACAAAGCCTACCAGGCTAAACCAGAGCAAAAGAAAAGAAGAGCTCAACGCAATAAAGCTAGAAGAGCTGCTATCCGTAAATACGGAAAATCCGCCCTACAGGGCAAAGATATAGATCATAAAGATGGTAACCCTATGAATGGATGCAAATCCAACCTTAGAGTTATGTCAGTAAATAAAAATAGAGGAAGAAACAATCGTCCCAGATAACCCTCCTTGAGGGAGGTTTTTTTTACGAGGTAGTGAATGTATTACTAAATCGCTGACGACTTCGAGTCGTTGACACCCCCACCCCTTTATGACAGCCAATCCTTCGCAAGCTATGCTGCTGCGCTATTATAGCATACTTGCTCGTTTTGGCTATCATCCATCGGGTAGTAGCTGAGCTAATTACAAGCTTACCTACTATTAGATTTGCTACTACGTTCATATCGGTAGGCAGATAGTGCTCGCCATACGCTAGTGTCTGCGAGATACTCTAGGTCTTGTAGGTTGAATGGGAACCTACCGCACTAAGACGATTCTTAGATCTAACAGAAAGTAATACTATGACTAAACATGAAGAATACCTATACTCCGAAATCGTAGATAGAACACAAGAGATCATCAAGCTGAAGGATGAAGTCCGAAGGCTCGAGGGTAAGTTCGCAGAAGAGTCACTCGTTCCCGAGTGGACTCCAGAAAAGATCAAAGACCTTCAGGATGACGCAATGTTCTGGGAAATGAAATGCAAAGAGCTTGTGGAGATTATAGCACATAGATAACAACTAAACAGTTTGCGGATCTGTAAAACCGCTTTTTATTATGAAGAACAAAGTATTATACTCCTGGATCAAATACTCATTGAACGATTACTTCGAGTGCCTAAAGCGCGAAGGAGTATCAGAATATCATTGGGGATTGGCTGATGATCAGACTGAATCATTGGATGGAACGATCGACCAGGAAGAGATAGATAAGCATCACATTGTGACGTTTCGATGCCTCAACAGTAAGGATTACGGCGATTACATGATCGGCGAAACCAACGGCGAGCTAACATGCTACTGCTGCTAACAAATACAAGCCTCACCAGAAATGGTGGGGTTTTTTTGTGTCTACCTGGGATTGATGACAGCCAATCTTCCACGAATGAGGGTCGTACCTCCCCAATTATATCATTCGTTCCATCTTGGCTATCATCTATAAGGGCGTCTAATGCTGGGATGACCCGCTATTAGATTTGCTTATACGTTGCATTTTGGGCAAATGATGTCTCGCGGTATGTTCAAATCTATGAGACTATGTAGTTAGCCGAGGCAGTCTGCCGAGGCGCTAACAAAACAAAGTTCATTGAAATGAAAAAATACACAATAGAAGTATCCGAGTCTGTCAAAGACGCCGTCATCGCCGCTGTTCTCTCCGCCTACGAGAGGGCACAGAAGGTCGCCATCACCTACAAGGATGACGACTCACTCGAGGAGTGGTCTCGCGTTAACGAGCCAGAGCTCGTTCACTTGAAGGAGAGCACACTGCTCCGTCACGAACTCGGTTTCGACCACAGATGGAAACTGGTCGAAGAGGAAGATTCCGCTGAATAGCGACTGTTAGCTGACCTGCCCAGGGAAACCTGGGTGGGTCTTAACAATACAAGCTCCGCCAGAAATGGCGGGGTTTTTTTGTGCCTATGTATCTGGGTCTATCTACGAATTGGGGGGCATACAGGGGGGCATACGGGGGCATACGGGGGGAAGGTGATAGCCAGATGAACAAAAAACTATTTATAGTTTGTGGCAAGAGCCACTATATAGTTTTTCTACATCTGGCTGTCATCAATAAGGGCATTAGCTTAGCTTATTCTGTCACTTTCTCGCAGAACATGTCTTACTGCATGCACTTGAGGGATAAAATTTGATCGGATCGGGTGATACATTCCGATACACTCACCTTGCACACGTTGTGCCAACATAAACAAAAACCAACTAAGAACATGAAAATTAATATCAAAACTTCACTATTATGCGACAACCTAGAGGCAGAGATCGATGCAGATGCATTCATTGATTCAATTGACTCTGCACTTGAGTGCAAGATTGACGGGTTCATATCGGAATTAGACCTGTCCGATGAGATCCGCGACGCGGTAAGCGACCAAGATTTCGACTATGAGATCGACAGCGCATTAAATGACTACGACTTCAATAGGT